CAATGGCTCAACATAATGCTTTAAAGAAGCAAGGCTATAATCATACTAAACCTAAAAAGTAATGGCTGTAGCAAAAAAGAAAAAAGCAGCTCCTAAGAAAAAAGGCAAAGCTCCGTCGCGTAAAAAGTCGAAAGGAAACTACGCTGCAGTAAAAAAAGGAAAAGGCACCGGCAAAAAAGCAGGTGGAGGAATGACTGCTAAAGGTGTTGCGAAGTATCGCAAAGATAACCCTGGAAGTAAACTTAAAACCGCTGTTACAACACCTCCTTCTAAGTTAAAGAAAGGTAGTAAAGCCGCTAAAAGACGTAAAGCGTTTTGTGCTAGATCTAAAAGCTGGAAATCGGAAAGAGGATTAGCTGCAAGAAGAAAATGGAATTGCTAATATGAAAAGAAACAAACCAAATTGCGGTTGTCTTAGTAAATACATGAAAACACCGCAGATAGGAACTAAAGGATCTAAAGGTAGAAACGGGTGGGATGCAAAACCGGTTTTTAGAATAACTAATCCAGGTAGACGATGAAAAAAACTAAATCAAAAAAAGATGCTTGCTACTATAAAGTAAAAGGATCCTACAAAGTATTTCCATCAGCTTATGCGAGTGGTGCAATAGCCAAATGCCGTAAGAATAAAGGCAAGAAGTAATGGCTGTTCGTAAAACCGCTAAAGGCGCGTCTTTAAAAAGATGGTTTAAAGAGAAATGGACAGATGAAAAGGGTAATGCTTGTGGGTCTACAAAAAACAAGAAGACCAAGAAGTGTAGGCCATCAAAAAGAGTAAGCTCTAAAACACCTAAGACGTGGAAAGAAATGTCACCTGCTGAAAAAAGAAAAGCAGTTGCAGAAAAGAAAAGAACAGGGATGGGGAAAAGAACCTCATCATTAAAACGTAAAACCAAATCTAAAACCAAAAAAAAATGAAAAATTACGGAAAAGCAATGCCTGCTAAAAAAGCAGTTAAGAAAAAAGTAGTTAAGAAAAAAGCTAAGGTAACAAATAAAAAATAACAGAATAGGACTGTATAAACCTAAGCCAAACACTAACACTAACATAAACAAAAACAAAAACAAAATGGCAAAATTTATCGCAATTAAGTCTACAGGTGCTGGATTAGCAGGTGGAGACGTATTATTAGGAGTAGAAGGAATTATCGGCGTAAAAGCAGCAACAGCAACAACAACTGTAGTTGAGTATGATGGTAAAGCAGCAACAATTACTCATTTAACTGTAGGGACAACTCCTTCAGTAAGAGATGCAGTTAACGCAGCATTAACGGCTAACCCAGGTGGGGTTAAAGCTAGAGTACAGTTACCAGTAGGTATTACTGTAAGTGCAATAGCAATAGCATAATTATTTTTAATAACCCTGCGGAGTAAAATTTGCGGGGTTTTTATTAAACTAAAGAATATGAGCAAAATAATTTCATGGTTAACTGGAGGACTTATCAAAGAAGTAGGTAAGGTAATCGACAGCTTAACTACCACAAAGGAAGAAAAACTTGAAATTAAAAAACAATTGCAGGTTATTCTTGAAAAAGCCGAGGCTAACGCTCAGGTAGAAGTTACTTCAAGATGGAAGTCAGACATGAGTTCTGATAGCTTCCTTTCTAAAAATATTCGGCCCATGGTATTAATATACCTAACGTTTATATTTTCTGTATTAGCATTTGCTGATGGGAACATTGGCGAATTTAAAATAGCAACAGAGTACATACCTATTTTTCAAACATTGTTGGTTACCGTTTACGGCGCTTACTTTGTAGGCAGATCTTGGGAAAAGGGGCGTAAGATAATGAATAATAAAGATAAATAAAGTAGTTTTACCAGATTTTGTGTAATTATATAATAAACATAATAACAATTAAATCTAATACTATGAAAAATCTAATTATTGCATTATTTATTACACTAACATCGTTTACAACAAAAGCACAAGAACAGTTTAACGGAATCTGGCAAAGCGAAGGAACGGATTACTTAAAAACAATTTTAGCTTCCGAATATTCGGTTTTACAATGCTACAACACTTCTTTTAAGGAATATAACGTTATAACAGAAAAAGTTGTTGTAAAAGAAAAAAACAAATTTATCACGGAATTATATAATCCAGATAATGGATACCGTGTTACAATAGAATACACATTAATAAACAGAGATTCAATTTCTAGTAAATATACCGGTGATATTACCGGAGTTTACGGAATAAAACGATTATATTAAAAAAAAATCATGGCTTATAAACAAAATTTCGGTAGAAACAATTTAACAAACGCAAACATATCCGCCCTTACTAACGGAGGTACTGATCCAGAAACTGACCCGAAACCAAATGGAGTCGTTGCATCTGATTCCGATAAAACTTTTCTTAGCGGAGTTACCAATGAGCTAGATACAGTAGATCTGGGGATTGTTAAAAAAACTAAGCCCGCAGCAACAGAGCTTTCTAACGAGGAAAGATCGAATATGCTAAGAAAACAAATAATAAAAGGAAAAGGGAATCTTCTTGATGCAAGTTATCTTCCAAACAACCCTAATATAGAGCAAACAACCGCAACTGTCACAAAAAACAGCACAGATGGAAAGACGTATGATGTTATTGAGGATACGTTTCAAAACACAAAAGGAGGCGAGCCGACTGTTGTAACACAAGGAAATGGTAATATTTCTATAGATAATATGAAACCTCAATATTACTCAAACTCTGAAGCTCGAACTCAGGTAGCAAACTCGGTAAATCACCAAAACACTAACCCTATGATACCTGGCACGTCAACTGCTACTGGAAGCGGGAGACAAAATTACATGACCCGAGTTACAGGGGGAGGGGACACTGGCTTGCCCTTAGTAAAGGAAGCCCAAAATGTTTTAACTGGGGATATACTAGGAGAAATTTCAAATTCCGCCAGGCCAACCTCAACTCTCTCAAGCAGAAATGCTGCAACTGGTTTTTACTCAGGACGTGCGAATAGGACAAGCACAAACACTCCGCAGCTGGATGGAACAGAAAGATATATAAATGTAACTAGGCGCATGGGCCCAAAGGACCTTCAAAACTTTGTTAATCAAGATAGCTTAAGTGGCCTTGGTAGCAGGAGGACTACAAGCGCTTATGTTGCAGGAAAAAAATTTAAAAACAAAACATTTATGAATAATACCGGCTTTAACATAACAAGCGGTGACGAAGATTAAAAAATAACTGATAAAAACAATAATTATGGCATTTAAACTAACACCAGGGATTAAAGGTAATCCCGCGAATAATTCAATAATGGGCGGAGGCTGCGGAGGAGACGGACAACCACCTTGCCCACCTAGATTTCAGGCAGAAAAAAATGTAGCACTAGTGGCGGACAGATCTTCTAGTTCTAGATCTAAAACCATTAAAGCAAAAAAGAAAGTTGCTGTAGTAGCACCAGCACCAGCACCAGCACCAGCACCAGTGAAACTTATAATTAATATACCTAAGGGGTATGAGTTTAAATCTAAAATGGAAAAAGCCGCGTTCTATGAAAAATTTTCGGATTTATCTGGGTTTAAAAGTCAAGAGGAACTAGATAGAACTATAATAAAGCAACTTGGAGGAGCGATCGGGGGACCTGTCCTTTCCCCAGTGCCAATAAAGCCTGTTGTTGGATTGCCTATTAAAGGAGGAGAAGAAGCGTTTGAAGCAGCACCTGTTAAAAAAGCAAACGTTGCAATAGCAAAATAAAAATTAATAATTAACAATTAAATTAAATCAAAATGAGTAAAGTAAAAAAGATGGAGGTTACTCCCAATGCAATCACTAAAGACGAGTTAAACAAAGTAACAAAACTTCAAACGGAGTTGCAATCTTATTTAGCTAACATTGGTGTATTAGAGGTACAAAAAGCCAAAGCTATTTTTCAGGTAAACATGCTTGAAAAAGAAATGGGGGAGGTAAAAAAGGACATTGAAGCTAATTATGGTCCAGTTAATATTAATCTTTCTGACGGAACTTACGAGGAAATTAAAGAGTAAGTTATGGAAAGTGTTATAAGAAAAATTAGTATTGGGGCTGACTATAAAAACGAAGCAATGCATTACTCTGTTAAACAGACAGTTTACGGCGGCCACGAAATTTCTCATATAATATTTGAAGAGTCTGATAATTCTTATAACATATTTATTAAGAAAGTAGACGAGGTAATGCCATGGAAGAAATTTAATTCTAACATGGCAATATCCGTTGAATATGACCTAGAGTATTAATGCGGAGTGTATATGACTTTATCATAAAGCCGGTAGGCAAAAGGTATGATAACGAGATCAAGGTTGGAGAGCGTACCCTTATAACAAATAGCTCTATAGAAAGCTTTAAGCATGTCAATAACATTGCAGAAGTAATTGAAACTCCTGTTGCATTTGCGACGTCAATAAAAAAAGGGGATTTAATTATTGTGCACCATAATGTGTTTAGGGTGTTTTACGATATGAAAGGAATCAAAAAGAACAGCAGATCTTTTTTAAAAGACGATTTGTTTTTTTGTGCGGTAGATCAAATTTATTTATATAAAAGGAAAGACTTATGGAAATCCTTTGGAGACAGGTGCTTTGTTGCTCCTGTTAAAAATAAAGACATTTTAAGCAGTCAAAAAACCGCTGATCTTATTGGTATACTAAAAATAGGTAATAGTTCTTTAAAGAGCTCCGGAATTAACACAGGAGACATAATAGGGTTCACACCTAACAGCGAATGGGAATTTATTATAGATGGCCAGATTATGTATTGTATGAAATCAAATGATATTGTTATAAAGTATGAACTCAATAGAAACGAAGAAGAGTATAATAGCCGCTGGGCACAAAGCAATTAAAGAATTAGTAAAGGTAGCAGAGGAAAAGATCGTTGACTCAGATGAAGATATATCAGCTGACAGACTTAAAAATGCTGCCGCTACTAAAAAACTTTGTATATTAGATGCTTTTGAAATACTAAACAGAATACAGGAAGAAGAAAACATGATTGCTAAGGCAACTGGAACTTCTGATAAACCTGCATTTAAAGGCTTTGCAGAGGGGAGATCTAAATAATGGCTTATAAGCAAGAATTATATAGTATAGTCAAAGACTATATTAAGCCCCAAGCAATTAAGAAAAAAAATCGTTATGCAAAATGGGTTTACGGTTATGACAAAGAACATGATGTTGTTGTTATAAGTAAGACCGGCAAAATAGGTGATATATACTTAATAAGCGGAGTGCATATTGCTTTGCCTCTATTGCAAGACAAACCTAATAAAGGGATAAACAAGTGGAAAGCCGCTAAGTATCCAGGGGAATTAAGTAAAATAAAAAGCGAAGCGGATTGGATTAAATACCCTGATGCTTTTAAAGAAAAATGGTATGGGTATATTGATGAGGAGTTTAATAGGCGTGATGAAGGCTTTTGGTTTTACAACAAAGATAATCCTACCTATATTACTGGCACTCATTACATGTACTTGCAGTGGTCCAAGATTGATGTTGGGCAACCTGACTTTAGAGAATCAAACAGATTATTCTATATATTCTGGGAGGCTTGCAAAGCAGACAGCAGATGCTACGGTATGTGCTACCTTAAGAACAGAAGATCGGGATTTTCTTTCATGGCTTCCGGCGAAACCGTTAACCAAGCAACAATATCTTCGGATGCTCGATTTGGTATACTGTCCAAATCTGGACCCGATGCAAAGAAGATGTTTACAGACAAAGTTGTACCAATATCGACGATCTATCCATTCTTCTTTAAACCAATCCAGGATGGGATGGATCGTCCTAAAACAGAACTCGCATACAGGGTTCCCGCCTCAAAATTCACAAGAAGGAAACTTGACTCCAACGCGGTACCAGAAGAAATCACCGGTCTTGACACCACGGTCGACTGGAAAAACACAGGCGACAACTCGTACGATGGTGAAAAACTAAAGCTATTAGTACACGATGAAAGCGGTAAGTGGGAAAGACCTACAAACATACTTAATAACTGGCGAGTAACTAAAACTTGTTTAAGATTAGGTAGTAGAGTTATTGGTAAGTGCATGATGGGATCAACATCTAACTCTTTAGACAAAGGCGGTAAAAACTTTAAAAAATTATACGATAGTTCTGACGTAACCAATAGGAACAAAAATGGCCAAACAAAAAGTGGTTTATATAAATTGTTTATTCCAATGGAATGGAATTACGAAGGATTTATAGACGAATACGGTTGGCCCGTGTTTGAAACGCCAAAAAAAGAAACAGAGGGGCCTCACGGAACTTCTATTGAAGAGGGCGTTATTAATCATTGGGAAAATGAAGTTGAAGGTTTAAAAGACGATCCAGATGCGTTAAATGAATATTACCGTCAATTTCCAAGAACAGAACAGCATGCATTCAGAGATGAATCAAAGCAATCTATATTTAACTTAACAAAGATATATCAACAGATAGATTATAACGAAGAGTTAAGAAATAACACGATGGTTACACAAGGTAACTTCCAATGGAAAAACGGTATCAAAGACACCGAGGTGATGTTTTACCCTAATAAAGACGGCAGATTTTACATAACATGGGTGCCGGATCAACAGCAACAAAACAATATAATAATAAAAAATGGTATTAAATATCCAGGAAATGAGCACATGGGTGCCTTTGGTTGTGACAGTTACGATATTAGTGGTGTCGTTGGCGGCGGCGGCTCTAACGGAGCTTTACATGGATTAACTAAATTTTCAATGGAGGACGCACCTCCTAATCATTTCTTTTTAGAGTATATTGCAAGACCAGCAACAGCTGAAATGTTTTTTGAAGATGTATTAATGGCTATGGTGTTTTACGGCATGCCGATACTTGCGGAGAACAATAAACCAAGATTACTTTATTATATAAAAAGAAGAGGATACAGAGGATTTAGCATTAACAGACCAGATAAAACATATAATAAATTGTCAGTGTCAGAGAGAGAAGTAGGTGGGATACCTAATTCAAGTGAAGATATAAAACAAGCTCATGCTTCTGCAATTGAAACATATATAGAAGATTTTGTAGGAGAAAAAGTAGATGGATACGGAGATGTCTATTTACAAAGAACACTGCAAGACTGGGCTAAGTTTGATATAAACAATAGAACAAAACACGATGCATCAATAAGCTCTGGCTTAGCTTTAATGGCATGCAATAAGCATAGGTACACACCCAGAGCGGCGACACAGAAAAAGGTATATACCTTAGGATTTAAAAAATACAATAACGAGGGAACTACTTCAAAAATAATATAATAAATGAATGTAAGTACAAATACTAATAGCCCATTTCCTGATCAGGTAGTTAGCGATGCCGAGAAAGCAACGCTAGAATACGGATTGCAGGTTTCTCGAGCTATTGAGCAGGAGTGGTTTAATTATGGCGGCGCCGGATCGAACAGGTATTCCCTTAATTGGAACAACTTTCATAACCTTAGGTTATACGCTCGGGGGGAACAAAGCGTTCAAAAATATAAAGATGAATTAGCTATTAACGGCGATTTATCTTATTTGAATTTAGATTGGAAACCAGTACCTATACTTTCAAAGTTTTCAAATATAGTAGCTAATGGTATTACTCAAAAGCAATATGACATATCGGCATATTCGCAGGATCCGGAATCTTTAAAACAAAGAACGGACTATGCGCAAAATTTGCTAAGAGATATGGTTAGCATAAAGTCAAGAAAGGTTGCAAGCGAAATAATTCCTATGGATTTAAGTGCCACAGGTATTCCAGATGAGGAATTACCAAACTCTATGGAGGAAAGGGACTTGCACATGCAGCTGAAGTACAAGCCCGCGATTGAAATAGCGGAAGAAGAGGCTATCAATACAGTACTCGCTACAAACGAATATCATTTGACCAGAGCTAGAGTAAATCAGGATTTGGTTAATATTGGTATAGGTATAACTAAAACATCGTTTAACCCGGCAGAAGGTATAGTTGTTGATTACGTGGACCCGGCTTATTGCGTATGGTCTTATACAGAAGATCCAAACTTCGATGATATATATTATGTAGGTGAGGTTAAATCTATAACCATCCCTGAGCTTAAAAAAGAATTTCCTTACATATCTAATGAGGAATTAGAAAGAATTCAAAAATCGCCAGGTAACCGTAGAATGATACGAGGCTTTGAAAACTACGATTATAATACTGTTCAGGTATTGTACTTCGAGTACAAAACCTATACGGATCAGGTGTTTAAAATAAAAAGAACAGACAATGGCCTTGAAAAAGCTATTGAGAAAACTAATGAATTTGATCCCCCGCCAAATGACAACTTTGAAAGAGTAGCCAGATCAATTGAAGTATTGTATCAAGGCGCCAAAATAGTAGGCACGGACATGATGTTAGAATGGAAGCTAGCTGAAAACATGACTCGCCCAATGGCGGACACTACAAGAGTAGAAATGAGTTACTCTATAGCTGCGCCTAGAATGTACAAAGGGGTAATACAATCACTTGTAAGCAAGTGCATAGGTTTTGCCGACGTAATACAATTAACGCATTTAAAAATACAACAGGTGCTATCTAGAATGGTTCCTGACGGAATATTTTTAGACATGGATGGCTTAGCGGAGATTGATCTAGGTAACGGTACAAATTATAATCCAGCGGAGGCATTAAACATGTACTTCCAAACAGGTTCGGTTGTTGGTAGATCAATGACACAAGAAGGGGATATGAATAGAGGCAAGGTTCCTATACAGGAATTATCCAGCTCTTCAGGAATCGGTAAAATACAATCTTTAATTACAGCGTATAATTACAACATGCAAATGATTAGAGATGTAACTGGGCTAAACGAAGCAAGAGACGGCGCTATGCCGGACCCTAATTCTTTAGTTGGATTGCAAAAGATGGCAGCCAATGCTTCAAATACCGCTACAAAACATATACAGGATGCTAGCATACAATTAACACTAAGCACTTGCGAAAACATTTCGCTTAAAATAGCCGACGTGTTAAGCTTTCCGCTTACTAAAAACTCTTTAATGAATAGTATATCTACATTTAATGTAGAAACATTGAAAGAAATAGAAAGACTTAATTTGCACGATTTTGGTATATTTTTAGAGCTAGAACCAGACGAAGAAGAACAAGCGGAATTACAGCAAGCGATACAAATATCCTTACAAACAAAAGAAATTGATATTGAGGATGCAATTGATCTTAAGTCAATAAAAAACCTTAAATTAGCTAATCAAATGCTAAAGGTTAAAAGAAAAAAGAAACAAAAAAGAGAGCAGGCTTTAGTTCAACAAAACATACAAGCACAAGCGCAAGCAAACGGGCAGGCAGCCGAAAAAGCTGCTATGGCGGAAGTGCAGAAACAGCAAGCGTTAACAGCGGAAAAAGTAGCTATAGAGCAAGCTAAATCGCAATTTGAATTGCAAAGAATGCAGACTGAAGCGCAAATTAAAAAGGAATTAATGGCAACTAAGTTCCAGTATGATTTGCAATTAGCTCAAGCCGCTTTACAAGCAACTAAGGCGAAGGAGGATAATGCAGATGCTGCAAAAGCTAAAAGAATAGAGAAGGAGGGGACTCAGCAAAGTCAGCTAATAGAGCAAAGACAAACCAATGGAACGCCTAAAGATTTTGAAAATGTAGGGCAAGAAGCCATGGGCGGAATGGGAATGAGCGACGTGTTTCCGCAATAAACAAGTATTTAATAATTATATAATATCATATCATGAGTGAAAAAACACAAGGATCTTTTAAGATCAAGTCTAAGCCTAAGCTAACTGAAGAGCAATTTGCGGCTAAAAACAAAGAGCCCTTAATAGACATTCCAAGCAATGTAGCCCGGGTGATAATACCCAATGAAGGGGATAAGCCCGCTAAGGATCTAGAGCCGACCGCAGTTACTGAGGTAAAGTCAACGGAAGATGCCGAAGACATAGTTAAAGAAATACCTGAGCCGGTTATTAAGGAGATCATTGAAGAAAGCAAACCAAAAGAGGAAGAAGTTCCTGTTTTATCTAAACCCGAATTGCCTGAAAATATCAATAAGTTGATAGATTTCATGAAAGAAACAGGGGGCAATATGCAAGACTACATAAGGCTAAATACTAATTACGACGATGTAGATCGTGATGTATTAGTAAAAGAGTATTACAAGAACACTAAGTCACATTTAAGTGCAGAAGAAATCGAATTTATGCTCGAGGACAACTTTGCATTTGACGAAGACGTGGACGAGGAGCGAGATATCCGTAGAAAAAAACTCGCATATAAAGAAGAGGTTGCAAAAGCCCGTGCGTTTTTAAATGAAACCAAGGATAAGTATTATGATGACATCAAGTTGAAGTCGCCATCACTTACGGAGGATCAGAGTAAAGCGTCGGACTTTTTTAATCGATATAAAGAGGACCAGGAAAGAAACGCAGCTAAGCACGAAAAGTTTAAAGCCGTTACAAACGAGTTACTTAATGAAAATTTCGAAGGTTTCGATTTCAGTTTAGGTGACAAGAAGTTTAAATACAGCGTACAAAACCCATCGCAAATAGCGGAAAAGCAGTCAGACATTAGTAACTTCATAGGGAAGTTTCTTGGGGAAGACGGCACGATTAAAGATACCGCAGGGTATCACAAAGCATTATATGCTGGAGCAAATGCCGATAAAATGGCAAATCATTTCTACGAGCAAGGCAAAGCCGACGCAACTAGAGATATCCTATCTAAATCTAAAAACCCATCGACAGGAGCAAGACAAGCTGCGCCGATAGACGGAGCAAGGTTTGGTGCATACAAAGTGAAATCAGTTTCTGGAGCGGACTCGACAAAACTAAAAATTAAAAAGTTTAAAAATTAATAACAATGAGTTTATTACCACAATTTGGGGATATAGTCCCTTCACAATCACAGCAGATACTTAACACCAACTACCTACAATGGACCGCCAATGGGGGAGCTGGAGCAGTGCCTGCTAATTTTGCTGATTTTGCACAGCAATATTTACCAGAAATTTACGAAGCAGAAGTAGAACGTTATGGAAACAGAACGTTATCTGGATTTCTAAACATGGTTGGCGCTGAAATGCCAATGACATCTGATCAAGTAATTTGGTCTGAACAAAACCGTCTGCACATATCATACGACAACGTTACTGTTACTGGTGGTGCTGCTGGAACTGGTTTATTAATACCTGTTGCTGCTACAATAATTAATGTAATATCTATTAATGATACTATTGTTATTCTTGATCCAGCAACTGGTAAAGAAGCGAAAGGTATCGTTACAGCTTCAGGAGCTGCTGCGGGAACAGGAGCTTTAACAGTTCAGCTTTATAGCGGATTAACATTAGGAGCAACTTTTGGAGCACCTGCTGGTTTAAAAATATTCGTTTACGGATCTGATTACTCTAAAGGTACTACTATTGGTGCCGGGGCTGGAAATTCAGCTACTAGAGTATCTGTTGAACCTGTGTTATCACAGTACCATAATTCACCAATCATAATCAGAGACCAGTATGTTGTATCTGGATCAGATACCGCACAGATAGGATGGGTGAATGTAGCAACAGAAGATGGAACTGACGGATACCTATGGTATTTAAAAGCAGCATCTGAAACACGTTTACGTTTTGAAGATTATTTAGAAATGGCAATGGTAGAAGGGGAATTAAACCTGAATGCAGGAGCATTAGCTAATCAAAATTTGCAGCAGCCAGGAACACAAGGTTTGTTTGCAGCTATCCAAGATAGAGGTAATGTACAAACTGGATTCACAGCCGCTAACGGGCTAACTGAATTTGATGCAATTCTTAAAAACCTAGATACTCAAGGAGCTATCGAAGAAAACATGTTGTTCTTACAGCGTCAAACTTCTTTAGATTTTGATGATATGCTAGCTGCAATCTCTAGTGGACAAACTGGAGGAGTTGCTTATGGGTTGTTTGAAAATTCAGAGGACATGGCACTTAACTTAGGATTTAGTGGATTCCGTAGAGGATCTTACGATTTCTATAAGACAGATTGGAAATACTTAAATGACGCATCCACTCGTGGAGGAATCACTGGAGTTAATTCAATCGAAGGTGTACTAGTACCAGCTGGAACATCAACTGTTTACGATCAAATTTTAGGAACAAATATCAGACGTCCATTTTTGCACGTACGATACAGAGCTTCTCAAACTGACGACCGTAGAATGAAATCTTGGTTAACAGGATCTGTTGGTGGTGCTCAAACTTCAACTCTTGATGCAATGGAAGTAAACTTCCTATCTGAGAGATGTTTAGTAACGCAAGCTGCTAATAACTTTGTACTATTCAAAGGAATCTAAGGATTCAAATAATGTAGGGATAAGGGTGCCTTCGGGCACTCTTACTTTACTTTTTAACTATTAAATTATATTATATTATGGCAAATAAAAAACCAGTAGCTAAAAAAGCTGCGCAAGTAGAAGAAATTGTAGAAGAAATTACAATACCTACTATAAAAGAAACAAAAGTAGAATCTAAGCCTCAATGGGAAATTAAGGATAGGACATACTACTTAATAGGAAACAATTCTCCACTAACATTAACAATACCGGGAAGGCATACTAGAAAGCATTCTTTGTTGTATTTTGATCCAGAAAATGGAAAACAAAAAGAACTTAGGTACGCTACCAACCATGATTCTCCATTTAAAGAAAATCAAGATGGCGAAGCAACTTTGGGACATATAATGTTTAGGAATGGGGATTTAAAAGTACCTAAAGAAAAACAAAATTTGCAAAAGTTACTTTCTTTATATCACCCCTTAAAGGGAAGAATATACCACGAATTCGATGCAGTAGAAGAAGCGTACGATGATTTAGAATTACTAGATATCCAAACAGACGCAGCTGTATTTGCTAGAGAAATGGATATTGATGATGCAGAAGCTATATTAAGAGTTGAAATGGGTACCGCAGTGAATAAATTATCTTCTAAAGAAATTAAAAGAGATTTAAGATTATTTGCAAGAAACAACCCGTATTTGTTCTTAGAATTAGCGCAAGACGAGAATGTGGGCCTTAGAAACACGGCCATTAAAGCTACCGAAGCAGGTATCATTACGTTGTCTCAAGATCAAAGAACATTTTCTTGGACTTCTAATGGAAGGAAGCTAATGAATGTGCCGTTTGATGAAAATCCATACTCAGCAATGGCAGCTTATTTCAAAACC